GCTCTGCTGTCATTGACGGTTGAGTAGATGTTTGAGCTTCCTGCACAACCGCTACAGATGATCCCTTAGGAGCACGAACCGCTTCCAAAAGAATTTCTTTTAATTCTTCTTGGATCGCCTCTTTTACGGCTTCTTTAATCATTTTTTTAAGTTCTGTAGATTTCATTTTTGTTATAAATATTAAAATTATTGATTTTTCATTAAATTATTACAAATCTTACAACAGCCCCATTATTATTATCCATCCCCACAGCATGACTAATTTTCATTTCCCAATTGTAAGTACCATTTGTTGTATAGGTGTAAGTAACTTCTTCAATTTCTTCTCTAGCTTCAACATTAAAAGCAGAAGCACCAACTGAAGGTCTAAAAGTAGACTTAATATAACCACTATCCATTTGGTAAGTTGAAGAGTTTACTCCAGTATTAGCTAACACTTTAATAGTAACAGGAGCATTATTTATAGTAATAGTGCCCGTTTTAGTCCAATTTTGGGATGTAGTTGGTAATGAAATAGAGTTGTTGCCTGAAATAGTTGCTTTTGGAGGGGGAGGTGGGGGTGGGGTATTCCCTGCTGGGCCTAAAGCTCCCCCTCTTGGTTGGTTACCTGCCTCTTGTGAGGGTGGTGGGAATTGAGTAGTATAAACTTTTTCTACAGCTGGGCTTAAGGGCCTCAAGGCGTCAATTCTAAATTTAATTTCATCAATAAGTACTTTTACAGATGTACTGTATGAATATCCTTTATCAGGCAAATTATATATTTCTCTACTTGGGTATGTTTTTTTAACATATCCAGATCCAAATCTATCTTTTAATGCTGTTTCTGTGTCTATGCTGGCATCTTGATACCCGTAAATTCTTCTAGAAGGAAAAGAAAATTCATTTGTAGCGTCAAATTGGATTTCTAATTTAAAACCCTTATAAAATAAAGGATCATTAGAATTAGGATCTAATCTAGCTTCTAAAGCAGATTCATCAGCTAAATTTAAAGTATCATTTGAAAATGTTCCTGCTGTGGCTGCTACACTCCCAATTTCACTAATTAACTCATTTTTTTCCTGTTGGGTCATTCCTTCAGAAAGTTCTTCAATACATTTATTTAAAACACCATCTAATAATTGGAGTTTAGCTATAATATCTTGAGCAGCTTTAATTATTATTTTAAGAGCATCGGGTACTCCTTTTACTACCCCTTTCATTCCCTTAAGAGTATCTCCTAATAAATCTAAACTGTCAGCTAATATTGTAATTACATTAATAGGAACACCAATACCCGGAGGAACAGATGTAGGAATAGGAATAGCTTTAATTACAGTAACTGCTGTAGAAACTGTTGTAATTATAGTTTCAGCTGTTTCTGCTGTTGATTCTACAGAATTTAAAGTATTAACAACATTAGATAGTGCTGTTTGGATTTGGTTTTTTTGTTTAACTATTTTTAACAATTCAGCTTTAGGTGGACAACTTTCTTTAAACTTTTCCAACATATCGTCAATAGCTAAATCAAACTTAGAAGTTTGACCAACTACACGAGTAATACTTTTATTTAATATTTTAGATAAAACTGACATTATTTAGTTTTGCTAACTTTAGATTTATAACGTTCTATCTTATTTAACATATTTTGGGCTTTAATCTTAGCATCAATTGCTGGTGCCGGTATTACCATATTAGGGACAAAAGGAATAGGTGTACCAATTGGAGTAGATAAGGCTTGCGTTAAAGTAGTTAAAGATATAAGTAATTTTTGTAAATCAGATAAAAACTTATCTCCCAAAATCACAGATTCTTTTGCATTTTTATCTCCTAATAATACTTCATCTGATTGGATTACTGTTTTAGGAGCATCTATATTAACACTATTTACAGCATTTAAATTAATAGTATCTGCTGAGCTAAATAGGATTGAGTCTGTTTTTGAATTAAAAAATAATCTTCCTGAGTTTAGGATGATTTGTTCACCTGCAAATCTAGATGGGTTTGTAGGAGCATTATCATAAGATTTAGTTTTAAAACTTGAAGGTTCAATAGGAATATTTTGTGTAGAAGTAAGATAAATACTTGATTTATCCTTATTAATATCTTCTACTTGAGGAACCCAAGGATCCTTACCATCCTCATGTTGACCATTTCTAATAATAGTAATAGGGTCTCCATTTTCGCCTGATTTTGACCAGGTATTTTTGATACTTGAATTGTTTACTGTAGAACCAAATCTAATACTATTACCCCATCTACCTTCTTTAATTACATCACCTTCAAAAGGTTGTAAATTTTTAATATCTAATTTTTCTTTAAAAGTATTACCAAGATCAATTTCAGTACCACCATCAGTAACTCTTCTTACAGAACCTGCAGCGGTTTGTTCATAATCTTGTTGTTGAGAAGGAGGGAGTTCTGCACTAAATAAAGGATCAGGGATAGCATTATGGTGGGCGCTTCCCCAAACATTAACAGGTTGGAAATAGTAATAAATTTTATCATTTACATTACTTTGTACCTCAGTACTAGGTAAAGATAAAATATAAACAACTTCATTTTCTAAAGGATAATTTTTATCATTAGGAAATAAAGGTTTAGCATAATCCTCTGTTGTAAAATCTCCTGATGGGGAGGGGGCATTTAATCTTGAGAAAAAGATAGATCCAAGAGAACTCCATTCACCATATTTTTTAAATGCTTCAGGCTCAGCTTTATCATCCAACATTACAAACTTTACCCTTGCAGCAAATATCCCTTCTTCCCCAATACCCTTGGAGGTAGGTTTATTTATTGAATTAAGTCCTGTTACTGGTTTAGGCATCTTTCTCCTTATTGTTTTGGAGTTTCTCCATTTCAGCTAATAATTGTTCTTTTTCTTCGTCAGTGATTCCTAAACCACCATCATCAGTTACATTTTGAAGAGCTCTTTGAACAATAGTAGCCATTTTAATTAGCTGTTCGTCATTTTTAACCCCAATTTCCATATACTCTTTTATAAGGGGTACAATAAGGGTTGCATCCCCTATTTCCTGAACTAAAGGTTTTAATTCTGAAATTAGGGCAGATACTTGTGCTTCTTTTTTCTTTTGGTTATTATAAATCTCCTCTAAGATGTCGGAGAATTTTTTCCCACCAAATACTACTGAATCGAGTTGTCCCATAATTTTATTTATAAATATATTTAAATAAAATCTTTAGGAAGGAAAATACCCGCGATCAAGGTAAAACATATATTTTTCCTTGAAAATATCGTATAATTTGTTAGCTATTTTGGTGATTTTAGGAGTTTTTACGTCTACCATTTCTCTAATATAGATGTAAAGTGCTTTTTTATTAAAAACATCTATATTTTCCCTTTTTCTAAATAATTCTAGAATGGCATCTGCTATTGCAGCATCATTTCCTTTTGGAAAAATTTCATATATGTGTTCGGTACAATACTCTACATATTTGTCAATAAAGAATGAAAGACGATCTTCGTATTTATACTCTCTAGGAACATATTGATCAGCATCACTAAAATCTTCATCATCTACAATATTGTAAGTATCGCTTTCAGCTCTTTTAGAAATTATAAAACTAGGATCGGATGTGTCTAATTGAGAATATCCATTTAATTCAGATACTCCTACACTGTTAACTTTGTTTGAGTAATTCTTTTGATTATAAACAATTAACCATCTTTTTACAATTGTGCCAAAATAAGAATAGGCTTTAGCCCCCTTAGCGGGATCAAATAAGTGGATTTTACTCAACAAGAATGTCATAATTTCATGTTGGAGATCCTCTAAATTTTCTACTTCAGTATAATAGAATTTAAATGTATGGATAATATTTTCGGTAAGTTTGTAAAAAGGCCAATGAATATGTTTTTCATAAATTCTACTTCTTTCTTCGGGATCGGAAGAGCGATTGTATCTAACAATCGCATCTTCTGTTTCCTTAGTAAAGTAAACTCTTTTTTGCTTTTTACTCTTATGTTTCCTAATTATATGATCCATTATAGATTTTTCAGCTGAAACTCATTTAAAATTTCTTGGATTTGTTTAAGACCTTTAAAGAAAAAACCTACTTCATCATCGGATTCAAATGAACCTTTATAGTCTAATTTTTGAATTTTGACTTCAGATGCTTCTATAACTTTAGAAATTTGATCAAGATACTGGAGATAACCTACTACAATATCTTCTTGGCGTTCATTTTTCTTCATAAGGTTAATGGTCGTATATCCTAAGACTACGACCAAAACCGAAAGAATAATAATAATTATTGTTGTTATTGACATTACAAATTATCTAACATATTCATCAATCCCTCACTCTTGATTGAACCAAGGGCTTTAGATTTAGTTGATGAAGATTTTTTATTGGTATCTAATGTAAAATTTTCTTTTGGGGCATCCAAGCTACCTTTTAACTTAGGTAACCACTCACGTTCAAATTCAATACGCGCTGCCATCAAGTCTGCCTGGTGGAGAATAAAAGGTAAGCAAGTTCGTGGTTTTTGTTCGGGCATGTATGTAAATAGATACTTTTTGTTTGCTTCATCATATAAACCATCATGGGTTTGAATAGCTAACATTTCATTAAAAGTATACTGAATGCCATGAGATTGAAGAAGATATAATCCTCTATCTGGGACTGAAGCAAATGGGACTTTATTATTAAACATATAATCCTCTCCAAGTTTATCCCTTCTCCATTTATCAGTCTGGGGGATGTATGATTCGTTTTCTTCATCTCCCATTTTACCTAAATCGTGATTAATAGCAGAGAATACAAGTTCTTCTTTAGTAAATGTAGTCATATCTGCTCCTTCTTCAGCCCAAAGATCATATTGTTTAAGGGCACAACGAACAACACGATTTACGTGTTCAACATATCCACCAGGAAAAGCGTTGTGATACTCTTTTTTATGAGCAGCAGGCAT